TTAGCTCTATGGATGGATGGAAGGGAGAAGGAATGCTTAGCGCCATTATCTGCGGAGCAGTAGGTGGCCTCTGCGGTTTCATCCTCTGCCAGTATCTCGAAAAGAGAGGGATGAGGAAGGCAGCGAGAGCGATGGAGAAAGCAGCAGTGGCGGAGGCTGCCGCTAAGGAGAGCAAGAAGGCATGAGAACAGGCGGGAACGGGAAGAAGGAAAAGCCGAAGAAATCTCCTCATCATCTGCCTCTCGTGAAAAGGGAGGAGATCGAGGAGGTGATGAAGAAGGCGAGGGAGGAGACTCCGTTCCCTGATTCCGTAAAGCCTAAGCCTCGGGAGGGAAGGGATGAACTTGGCTTGATGACTTCGGGTAATCCGGGTAAGCAAGTTCCTTCCTCTCCCTGGTCTCACGAGAACCATCCTGCCGTGGTCGGCATCAGGAGAGCCAAGCTGGCGATCTCGGAGCTGCTGGCCCGCAGTGAGAATCTGGATAAGCTGAAGCTGGCCCTTCAGACGGAGTTTGACGAAGACCCCACCAGATTCCTTCGCCTCTATGAGCCTCTCCTGCGCCCCTACGAGGAGAGGTTTGGCATGACGAGCGAGGGTGAGCGTAGGCCCGTTCGTATGCTCCTGAGAGGCGTAGCGGCTGTTGAGATTCCTGCTGCCAGCGTTGACTTAGAGGTGGAGAGTGGCGAGACACCATGAGCCGGCAGCCAAGACGATCGAGCTGCATCCGGGACAGTCGGCGGCCATCGTCTCGAAGGCGAGATTCATCGCTGTGATCGCAGGGAGCGGGGGAGGGAAGACCTTCACCGGCCCCTACTGGCTCTATAAGGAGATCGCCAGCCATCCAGGAGAGAACTGGATGGTGATCGCCCCTACCTACAAGATCCTCTCCCGTGCGACCACTCCCGCCCTCGTGGACGCCTTCAGAGGGACAGATGCAGAAGGGAAGCATCTGGAGTCGAAGTTCCAGTATTTGCTGCCGGATGGTGGCATCATCTATCTTTGCACCGCCGAGAAGCCGCAGTATCTCGAAGGGGGGCAGATCAGCGGCGCCTGGTTGGATGAGGCGGGACAGATGAAGAGGTGGGCCTGGATCGTGATACAGGCTCGACTTGCCGTGAAGCAAGGAAGGGCTCTCATCACGACTACCCCCTATGGCCAGAACTGGCTCTATCGAGAGTTCTACCAGCGGTGGAAGAATGGGGATCCCGACTACTTCGTCTCTCAGTTTGCCTCGACCCTCAATCCTCATTATCCCATCGTGGAGTTCGAGAGGCTGAGGCGGATGTTGAAGCCGGAGGAGTTTGGCATGAGGAGCCTCGGCCTCTTTGAGAGGATGACCGGCCTTCTCTTCCCCTACTTCGATAACTCATTGGTCGAGGAAGTCCACTATCCCGGTGCCGAGGATGTAAGGATAGGGGGAATCGATCTGGGATGGACCGAACCTTCCGCCGCTCTCACCGGCTACGTGAGCTATGATGGGGAGGGGCGATCGATCATCCGCGTCTACCGCGAGCTCTACCTTCCCAAGTTGCTGATGAGGGAGTTGGCTCAGTCATTGGATAGGGGAGCAATCTACTGGGCCGATCCCTCCTCCCCTCGTGAGATCGAGGAACTCTGCCAGCTTGGGTATACCGTGAGACCGGCCATCAATGACTTCGACTCAGGCGTCAGAAAGGTGAACGAGTATATGGCAGACAGGAGACTGGCTATCCCGACCTCCATCTGCCCCAACCTGATCTCCGAGGCGGAGACCTACGTTGAGAAGGAAACGAGCGAAGGCCCGGCAGCCGGGCAGGAAGACCACTTGCTTGACACCCTCCGTTACATGATAATGGGCTGGGATGCGGACAACCAGTCTCCCGTGGCGGTCTACCTCTGGGGAGACCCGGAGTCCGAGAGAGAGTCGAGGAAGTGGGCGTCATGGGAGACAGGATAACCGGCAACAGGAGCTGATCGATGAAGCTAAAGTGGCCCTGGAGGAAGGCGGAGAAGGGTCTGAGCAGAGGCAGGTTCTTCAGCTTCTCAATCGGCAATCAGGTGACGCCGATAGCCGGAGCGGCTGAGCTGGAGACTTTCGTCACCCATCCCTGGATCAAGCGGGCCGTCCTCGCCATCGCCAACGCAGTTGCTTCGGTCCCCTGGAAGGTGGTGAACGGAGAGGGGAAAGAGATCGGAGATTCCCGCTGGGTGAAGGTTCTCAACACTCCCAGTGATGACCAGTCCTACTTCGACCTCATGCTGGCTACGGTGATCTACCTCGAAGTCCTCGGGGAGGCATTCTGGGAGAAGGTGCCTCCGAGAATGGGGGCGGGGGCGGCTGCCCTCTATAATATGAGGCCGGACCTCCTCTCCCTCGTCATCAGCGAGGACGGGCGTTTCATCGAGAAGATCGTCTACGAGAGCCCTTCAGGAAGGAAGGCCACCTTCACACCGGAAGAGGTCGTCCACTTCAAGCATTTCCATCCCTATCAGGAGTGGAGGGGGCTCAGTTCCCTCTCCGATCTCGACGTGACGGTGAGGCAAGAGATCAGTGCGAATGAGTGGCTTTCGTTCTTCCTCAGCCGGAGAGGAACAGGAGAGGGTTATCTGACTACGGACAAGCCGGTAGGTGAGCCAGAGATCGACAGGGCGCACGCGAGATGGAATGCGAGAAGGAAGGGAGAAACTGCCTTCCTGCCCTTCAACCTTTCCTGGAAAGACATGGCGAAGGGGCCTGGGCCTCGGGAGGGCAACCTGCTCGGCGCGCTTGATTGGCTGAGGGAGTTGGAGCTGATGGGCGTCCCTCCCGTGATCATCGGCCTCTACGAGAACGCCAAGTATGCGAACATGGACATCCAACTGCGTGCCTTCTACACCCTCCTTATCCGTCCCCGGCTGGAGATCGTGAAAGGGGCGATCAACAGGGGGCTGATGAAAGAGGCTAACCTAACCTTCACCTTCGATGAGGCATTCATCCCATTCATAGATATAGTCTCGGCGGCAAGTGCGCTTTCTACCTACGAGAAGCTGGGAGTGATCACTCCGAACGAGATTATCAAGTTGGTCGGCATAGGGAAGGAGTATCACCCGGATGGCGACAAACACGCCGGACCAGAAGGGCAGTCAGCAGCCGGTTCAGCAGGAGGTAAGCCGGTTCCGGCTGCCTGAGTTCGTCCTCATGCCGGACTTCCTCTCGATCACAGGGTCGACTGTCTACGGCGATAAGAAGCCGGAGGATGTCGACTGCGTGATCCGCTGCGAGCAGGACAGCAAGGGGCTTCTCCTGCGGATCCCTGAGGCCATCGCCATGAAGCTCCTGCGCGCGTTGAAGCAGGGCTTCGGAAGGGATGGCCATCTCGTCCCTTCCCTCTCCGGCCCCAACTGGAGTTATGCTCCCATCGCCGATCTGGTCATTCGCCCTAAGAAGCCGGAGATGAGAAGGCTGGACGAGGAGTTGATCACCGCTAAATCGATCGAAGGAGAGATGGAGCAATCGAGGGAGGAAGACAGGATAGCTCCTCTCCGCGCCTTCTACGTCATCAAACCCATCCGCCCCATCCAGCCGGAAGAGAGGATGTCTCTGGAGAGCCTCTGCTCCCTCTACGAGAAGGAGCGTTCCTCGGCTCTGGCGAAGGGGCTGATCGTCGAGAAGAAGTTTGACGGAGCCCACTGTCTGCTCATGCTATCAGCCGGGAAGGTGAGGATAGTCAGCGAGGACGGGGCCGATGTCACCTCCCGCTTCCCTTCGGCGGCGGTGGCGGTTCGCACTCTTTCTCTCAGGTCGGCCACCTTCGACTGCGAGGTGGAGATGTGGGAGGAAGGAAAGCACCATGCGAGAGAAGAGGTCTCTGCCTATATGCACAGGAAGGCAGAGGCCGATGACAGCTCGATCATCTTCAACGTGTTCGGCCTTCTCTTCCTGAATGGGGTTGACCTGCACAAGAAGACGGAGGCGGAGAGGCTGGAGTTGCTCGACAAGATCAGGTTCCCTCAGTCAACGATGGAGGCTCCTGACTGCTCAAAGGCACTCAATCGAACTGTCTCCGTGGTGGTCAAGGATGGGAAGGCGCTAAGGCAGGAATGCCTCAAGGCAACTCAGGCGAGCGGATCGGAAGGAGTTGTAGTCAAGGAGACGGGAGGGGACTATCCGCTGACTGGCGGGGCCGTGCAGAGTTGGGTGAAGTTCCACAAGAACGCCGTCCTCTCCGGGATCGTCTTGAGAAGGGTGGAGACGGCCACTCCCAGCACCTACAACTATTACTATGGATTATTGCCGGGAAAAGGAGAGCCAGGCGATCCTTTCAAGCTGGATGGCGAGAGCTATCTGGAAGTAGGAAAGACGTTCTCGACGGCAAAGAGGTTGGCTCCAGGCGCCATCATGGAGATCGAGTTCGAGTCACTCAATCTCTACCGGAAGGGAGCGAAGACTTACGTGGGAGTGTGGGTTCCTCGCTTCATCCGGGAGATGGAGGGAAAACCGGACACGGTAGAGCAAGCGGTCGAGAAAGCGAGGAAGGCGGGGATTTTGGTCGAGAAGACGGAGGTCAAGAAGGCGGCTTCTGTCACAGCCTTGCCTCCCGAAGACGAGAAGCATAAGTTCGTCCTCCAGTCCCACTATCGCGGGCAGTCGGTCCATCTCGATCTCCGTTTGCAGAAGGGAGATTTCCTGGAGGGCTGGACGCTGATGGCTGCCATGCCGGGAGCAATCACGGAGAAGGTGGAGACCCTTCAGCAGGCTAAGTCTTTCGATAGCAAGCCGACTACTTACAAAGTCGATCTCTCTTCAGGAAAGTTCAGGGAAAGGCAGGTCAGAGGAGGGGCTGTCCGTCCTGCCTCGATCATGGCCAGTGAGAAGGCGAAGCATCCCCTCTCCTGGTTGGATGTGGAGGGAGTGGCGGATGTGGGGAAAGTAGGAGCCACCAGGAACTTCCCTGGAGTTTTCCACGTCATTGATAGCGGGACTGTGGAGTTCGGCGCAGTCAAGCCCTACTTCCGCGAGTATTTCCTCCACGGGAAGATCCTCAAGGGAAGGCTGCTCTTCCGCATCCTCTCCGGTGCTAAGGCGATCAAGAGCCAGCTCCTTCCTCCGGGAGTGGAGGAAGAGCATGAGAGGACTTCCTTCTACTGGATTGCAATGCAGCCGGTCGATGAGACCCCCTACGTCCTCTCTAACGAGGCGATGAAGAAGGGATGGCTGCCTCCCTTCGGCTATTCAGCTCTGCCTGCTGAGATGAGGAGAGAGGTGCCGGTCGAGTTGGCCTATTGGAAGATGAGGGGTGAGAAGGCCAGCCGGGCGAGAAAAGAGGTGGCTGATCGCCTCCGGGGAGAGAAAGGAGTGAGAGGGGTCTTCGGGTCGGCGGGAGGGAAGTTCTTCCTGGCGGGAAGGATCGTCTCCCGTATCCCGAAGCACAAGACCTACGTTGAGCCGTTCGCAGGCGGAGCAGCCGTCTATTTCTCGAAGGAGCCATCGGAGGTCGAGGTAATCTCCGACCTGAATCCTGAGATAGCGAATGCTTACGCTGTTCTCAAGGAGATGACACCGGAGCAGAAGAAGGAGTTGCTCTCCTATGACTGGCAACTCTCTCGTTCCAACTTCGATCGGGCGACGAAAGAGGCGGGGAAGGGCAGCAAGCTCCGCCAGTTCTGGGCGTGGATGATCCGTGTGCTCTCTTCCTACGGAGGGGAGATCGTCCGCTATCAGGACAGAGAGGGAAGTTGGAAAGGGGTGGACCGGCTGGATATCCTACATGAGAGATTGAAGAGCACCCACATCGCCCACGCTGACTATAAGGCGGTAGTGAAGAAGTGGGATGCTCCCGACACCTTCTTCTATCTCGATCCTCCTTACAAGGGGGAGGCGAAGAAGATACTGGGGATCGTGCCGATGGTGGAGCTGGCGAGGGTCTGTAAGGCAATCAAGGGGAAGTTCATCCTCTCCTGCGCGGATAGCACGGAGAACCGTTCCCTCCTGAAATGCTTCTCTATACAGACGATCAAGAGATATTCTCCCCTTGACTATAGAAAGCCGGTAGGGACGGATATCGACAGGGAACTGCTGGTCTCAAACTTCGAGATGGCGAGGAAAGAGGGGCAGTCGTTCACGCTGAGGAGGAGATGGTGGAAGGGGCAGGAAGCCATTCGGTTCGGCCCCTCGACAGAGATATGGGATATACAGTGGGATGGAACGAAGTTCGTGCTGACCGGGGATCCCCTCTCTGTCGAATACAACTCCGGCTATATGGAGAAGCCGGACGAGAAGGTGATGAAGGATGGGGAAACCGAGGATCTGAAGCCCGGTGACCCGCTCAACCCGACGAAAAAGACTCCCGCCTTTCTGGAGCAGATTGATTCGGGAGGGGTGCTTGTCCTTGAGGATGGGGCCGATATCAAGAAGGTCAGCTTTCGAGGGAAGGTGCTGAAGGCAGAGGTCATCTTCTCTCGGGAGGAGGCCGGGTCGGAGATATGGACGGTCAGCCGGTCGGCGGAGGTCAGTGCTAAGAGCTACTTCGAGTTCGTCAGGAAGGAAGAGGACCAGCAGATCGTGGGAGGGATCGTCTACCCGGCGAATGAGGAGGATAGGCAGGGAGACTGGACGGACTTCGAGGCGAACCAGAAGGCGATGTATTACTTCATGGAGCACGGAGAGGGGTTCCCGCTGACTCATGATGGCAAGCTGATTAGCTGCACGATCCTGGAGTGTTTCCAGGCGGAATCGGCGATGAAGAAGGGGGAAGGAAAGCTCAATCCGGGAGACTGGTGGATCACCGTTCGGATCAATGACAAGAAGGTATGGGAGATGGTGAAGGAGGGAAGGATCACGGGGTTCTCGTGGGAAGGGATCTGCCTGCCCGAGAGGGTGACGGGGGCCGAAGGATGATCCTACTTGACTTCACCTATCGATATCGAGGAGAATAGGAGGCATGGCACGGAGGCTCAAAGAGTATAGGCCCAGGCGGATCGCGTTGGTTCATCGTCCCGCCACGGGCCACCCCTTCTATGTGAAGAAGGAGTCGGAGATGGAGAAGGATGAAGAGGGAGAGCAGAAGCTCTCCGAGGTCTTCCCTCCCGTGGAAGAGGAGCTGGAGGCTGCCTTCAAGGCCGCCGACAAGGCGGAGATGAACGAGAAGGTGAAGGCGGCCATCAAGGGCGCACTCCGGCTGCTCTCCAAGTGGAAGGATGACCTTCCCGATGACGTGAAGAAGGCAGTAGGCGTGCTGGCCCGCGCGTGCAGCTACGGAGACCAGTATGGGTATCCCGCCAAAAAAGAGGACGTTCCCAAGAACGTCATCAAGAGCATCAAGGCCGCTGTCGAGCGGCTTGCTGCGGCGGTGGCGAAACTCCCCGGAGAGAAGGAGGATGTCACTGTGACGACTCCTTGCCCCGAGGAGAAGACAAAGGGCGAAGACGATGATGAGACCGGCATCTCGGAAGAGGAGCTGGTTGAGGCCATCGGAGGCGCCCTCTCCGATGCAATCGAGGAGCTTCAGCGATGAAGAAAAGTCTGAGGGACGCGCTGAAGGAGCAGTTCAAGCAGGGGCTTGCCCCTCTCATGCTCCCGAAGGCGCGCAAGTCGGACGGCGGAGATCCTCCCGATGGTCACGCATCGGAGAAGGATCTCTCGCTGTGCAAGCTCATTCGCGGTTACCTGTGGGGTAACTGGGAAGGAGCCAAGAAGGAACTCGACTACTGGAGAGAATCCCGGAAGGCGATGGGAGAGGAGACCGGCGCAGGTGGTGGCTTCATTGTCCCGTCGGTAACCGCCAACGAGATCATCGAGTTACTGAGGGCGAAGGCCGTCATCAGGAAGCTCGGTGCGATCATCGTGAGCGGCATGAAGTCGGGGCAGCAGGAGATGCCTCGCCAGGACTCCGGCTCTCGCGGATATTGGGTCGGTGAGAACAAGAAGAAGACGGAGAGCGAAGTGGGGCTTGGTATGCTCCAGGTCTTGCTCAAGGAAGTGGCCGCTCTCGTGAAGCTGCCCAACTCCCTGATCGAGGATAGCTCTCCCGCCGCAGACACCATCGTGAAGAACGACCTCGGCCTGGCTCTCGCGCTGGCTGAGGACTTCGCGTTCATCACGGGCACAGGCGCAAGTATGCCGCTGGGGCTGCTGAACTTCCCCGGCATCGGCACAACTGACCTGACAGGTGCTCTCGGCTACGATGATCTCATCGATGCAGAGACCGCGATCGAGACGCTGAACGGCAGTTACACCGGCTGGCTGATGCACCCCAGGAGCAAGGGCACCATCCGCAAGATCAAGGATGGGGATGGCCGCTACATCTGGGAGGCGTCCGGCAAGTTGGGGACGCCCGACAGCCTGCTCGGCCTGCCGTGCAACTACTCGACACAGGTGCCCACGACCCTCACCGTGGGGAAGCTCACCAACACTTCTCCGATCATCCTGGGCGACTACGGTCAGTTCATGATCTTCGAGAAGGCGGCGGGCATCCGGCTTGATGTGTCTGGGGAGGCGGGCGACGCCTTCGAGTATGACCAGACGTGGTTCCGAGGAGTGAAGAGGGTCGACTGCGCTGTTCGGCAGGTCGGCTGCTTCCACATCATCCGAGGAGTGCGATAACCATGTTCCAGATGAAGGACGTTCTCGTTGGGCTTGGCGCCCTCCTGGATCAGCTCGCGGCTCATGATGCTGTGATCACCCTTGACCGCTATGAGGATTCGGGGCAGTTCCAGCGAATCCTCGGCGTGGCTCAGGTCGCCCACGTCGATACGGCCTCGGATCTCGTGATTCAGCTCTACGCGGCGACTGACGAGATGGGCACCGACCCGATCGCAGTCGGAGACGCTGTCACTGTGACGGCGGCATGGGGGCCTGCTGACTTGATCGGAGTCGCAGAGATCCTCCAGAGGGATGAGCTTCCTGACCCGGAGCATCACTTCCTCAATGTCCAGGCCAGCCAGACAGACGGTCAGGCTCGTTCCATCAGCATCATGCTGATCGGCGCGATGCCGATCGTGAAGCCGGGTGGCGGGGCTGAGTGTGAGTTCCATCCTACCTCAACCTCGTGCGAGCCGACCACGACCACTGGCGGCACGTAAGCAGTCTTGATCATCTTCTGAGAGGTTGTTCCATGCTCCTTGAAGCGGACGATCTTCTCAGGCGTCTCAGGATAGACAGGAGGGATCTGCTCGTCCCCGGAGTGGAGATCTGGAACTCGGACACCGAGGCAGTCTCGGCAACTGTAGAGTTCCAGACCTCCTCTCTTTTGCTGAAGGTGATGGGAGGCGGGAGCCCAGGAAGTCAGACAATCGATTACGGCGATGAAGAGACTCTGGGGCTGCTGTGCCAGGCCGCCCTTGATCTCGGTCAGGGATGGGTCGCCACCCCACTCGCCGACGCGGGCTCTCCCTCCTCCGACTTGCAGATCCTTCCTTCGTCTGATGCTCTCGGGAATAAGGTAGTCGCTTGGCTATATGACGAGAGCTGGTTGTCCATTCTTTGCTCAACCTCTCAATCCCTCCTCGAATCTGTCTGCCAGCGCAAGCTGGAAGTCAGCGATCTGGTGGAAGTATACAGCGGGAACGGGACTCAGTTGCTCGCCCTCCGCAACTACCCACTCCATGAAGTCACTTCGATCGAGATCGGAGGGGAAGAGGTAGACAGCGGTCTTTACGCAGCGGAAGATTACACGGGACTGGTCTGGAAGCTGAGCGGCTGCTGGCTGAGAGGAAGGCAGAACATCTCCGTCTCCTATTCGGCTGGCTATGACAGAGGGGGCATCTACGCGGGGACTCCTCCCGACAGCCTGATCGATCTCCTGGCGGAGATAGCGAAGGATCTCTACTACTCCGCTGGAAGGGAACCTCGCGTGAGGTCGGAGAGACTGGGAATGATCAGCCGTCTCTATCTCTCCGAGGGATGGCCTCCCCAGATAGAGGAGAAGATCAACCTCTACAGAAGGGTAGATCCGCGATGAGGAAGGAAGAGTTGGTGGATCCAACTTCCGGGTGTGAGTTCGGCAGGCTGACCAGGAAGGAGGCCGGTTCCATGAATAAGGCTAACCGGGTCATGATAGGACTTCTGGCCGGACTCGTCGGCATCTGCATCACCATCACCGTCACCTCCATATCCTCTGCCTCCATAGAGAGGAAGGAGTTGAAGGAGGATATCACGGAGGCTTTCAGTTCCCGATTCGAGAAGGACGAGGCAGACCTGGTGGAGTTGAAGATCGTCTACGCACAGGCGGAGACCAACCAGAAAGCCATCATCAGCAGGTTGGATGAGCTGTCGAAGGATGTGAAGGAGTATATGCGCGATACCGGGTCCACCCGCCGGACTGCTTCCTCTTCCATTCTCAGCGAGTCTAAGAAGGTGGATCCATGAATCTTGCTCCCGCTTTCTCAACAGGCTGGTTTACCGTAGAGCGCAGGACGCTGAAGGCGGACAGTGCGCTGGGGATGAGTGAGAGTTGGAAGGTGGTCGAAGCATCTCTCCGTGGCACTCTCCAGACGATGACTGCATACGAGAGGATGCTTCACAATAGAGAGGGAGTCAAGGTGACCGACCGCCTGCTGATCTCCCTGCCTGCCTCCACCGTGATCAAGGAGCAGGATAGGGTGAGGACGGGAAAGACCGTCTACGAGGTGAGGGGGGTCAGAAAGGAAGGAGATCACTACGTAGTCCTTCTGGAGGAGTGGAGATGATGGCCCGCTCTCCGTCGAAGTCGATGAAGGTTCTCCGAGCCAGCATGGAAGATCTGATGGAGGAAGGCAAGAGGTTCATGATCGAGATCACCAGCGGCCCTCCTTCTCTGACTCCTCCTAAGACTCCGGGGGAGCCGCCGGGCCGGGATACAGGAAGGCTCCAGGGGCATATCTCCACGAAGGTATGGCCGCTGGGAGCGCGGGTGATCGCTACCATCGAATCGACGGCAGTCTCCGCCTCCTCCGGCCAGAGGTATCCCTGGATACTGGAAGAGGGATGGGAGAGTCACGGCACTTTCCCCTTCGTGAAGCCGACGATGGAGCATCTGAGAGAGGTGGGAAATCAGTTCATCCCCGATCGCTTCAACGAGAAGTTCATGAAGGCGAACTGGGGCGATCTGGTAGGAGGGCCATCTCGGAAGACGACGAGGAAGGTTTACCTGTGAGACAGCTATTGGAGGCGATCAAGAAGAGGTTCGATGAGAGCGACCTGAAAGGCAGGTTGACGGGAGGGCTGCATCTCTCCTCCGTGCCGCCTGAGCCGTCGCCGCCTCCCTCTCCCTACGGCGTTCTCCAGATCAGCGAGACTCCGTGGTGGACCTTCCGTGACAACTTCGAGAGGTATACGCTGACGATCCTCCTCTGCTCGCGGCAGCAGGGATCGGAAGAGATATTGGAGTTGAGGAGGTTGATGAAGCTCGCTTTCGACGAGGCGCCCCTTGTAATCGAGGGCTACCATCTGATACGATTATGGAGAGGAGATGGAGCCCTTCGGAAGAGCGACGCCTACTGGACGGATCTGACTACTTACTACTGCCAACTGGAGCAGACCACATGAGCACGGTAGCGGGGAAAGAAGGGAACGTGATTCACGAAGGGCTCTACACAGCCCACGTTCACGAATGGTCTGCCGACGTAGAGGCGGAGGCTCTGGAAGATACCGCATGGCAGCTTGGCTCCGGGACTCCCAACCCTGAACTTCCGTGGCGGACCTTCATCTCCGGGCTGAAGACCTGGAGCGGCTCCTACTCCTGCTTCCTCGACACGATCGAGGTGCCGGAGGTAGGAGCGATCGCGTGGTTGAAGCTCTATGTCGATGCGGTCCACTGGTTCGAGGGATATGCGATGGTGACAGGCGTCCATCCATCGGCTCCCGTCGATGGGATCACAGAGGCCACATTCGATTTCCAGGGCACCCTCCACATGGGAGTTGAGGTGCCCACGACGACGACCGCACCCTAATCGGAGGAAGTAAAGATGGCAACCATTGCAGGGAAGGACGCAGACCTGAGCGTAGCAGGTCATGACTACAAGGCGCATGAGTGGACGATGGACATCGATGCTGACGCCCTGGAGGATACCAACTGGGACTGGACGAGCTATGACGTAGGGTGGCGCTCGTTCATCTCTGGCCTCAAAGGCTTCAGCGGCTCCTTCGCCTGCTTCATAGACACAGCCCATATCTTCCTGCCTGGCACATTGATCTCCGACGCCAAGTTCTACGTGAGCCTTGCGGGAACTATCGGCTTCAAGGGAGACATCCTTGTCACGGCGGTCCACCCATCCGTGGCGATCGACGGCATCGCGGAACTGTCGGTCGACTACCAGGGGACCGGCAGTCTGGTCGCAGGCAATGTCGGCTGATAGGCGGCGCATGGGCTGGCTGGTTGACCGGTCGGCCCACTCTTCCTCTCGTCGGCTAAAGGAGTAACCGGGATGGCCGAGGCAGATCAGATCTTCGGGTTGGAAACGATACCCATCAAGTTGGGTGAGAAGGAGTTCACGGGATCGCCGCTCACGGCAGCAGACCTCGGGGAGTTCAGGAGCTGGATCAAGAAGCGCAGGATCGCTCTCGTCCTCGAAGCCTACGCGGGCAGGATCGATCAGGCGACGGGGCTGGTCGAGCGGATCCTCAAGGATTCCCCGAAGGTAAGCCGGGAGAATGGAAGGGCAATGATCGAGGACTCCGTCCTCGATGAAGTGGCTACGGAAGACGGAATGCGCTACATCCTCTGGCTGTCCCTTCGCAAGGCTCACAAGGATCTCAAGCTGGAGAGCCTGAACCTTCCGGTCCCTGTTCTCAGGGAGGCCACCACGCTCATCTTCACGAGTATGGGAGGCGAGAAGGAAGTCCCTTTGGAACTAAGGCCGGAGCCAGAGCCAAAGAGCGAACCTTAGAGTTCTGGGTCGCTCTCCTCTGCTGGTTCTATGGCTTCAGCCTGGAGGAGGTCTCCCGCATGACGATCCGACAGATGAAGATCATGGTTGGAGAGATCGAGGAGATCATGAAGCTCCCATCTGCTGGGGGATCCTCCTCTCCTTCCGTCAGCCGTTCCGATATCCGTAGGCTTCACGGGATGACTGCCTTCCGAAGAGGAGCAAGATAGCATGTCTCCCTTCGAGCAGTATGGCTACCAGTTCATCGCGGACGCCTCCTCCCTGATCTCGGAGGGGTTGAAGGCGAGAAGTGTTCTTGAGGCGTTGACCCGCCCTCTGCCTTCCGTCTTCTCCACCTATATCGACCAGGCTTCCGCCGCCCTCCTCAAACTGAGCGGACAGCTCGATACCACCTCCCTCAAGCTGGATGTTCTCAGCAACCGCCTCGTAGGCAATCAGAAGATCGCGGCGATGCTCGGGGAGGCCCACCTCAACCTTTCCCGCGACCTGGAGAACGAGGAGGCATTGCTAACGGCTGCGCAGAACGCGGCTCATGGCAAGTTCAGCAAAGGCGTGATTCAGCACGCGAAGGCGATCGATCTGCTGGTCACCAAGATAGGGTCGAACGAGAGGGCTCAGCAGACCCTCCGTGCTAACACTGCACTTCTCTCCGCACGCAGGGCTGAGCTG